AAAGTTTACTATCTTCTCGTCACTTCTTTCCATTGCTTTAACTATATAGAAAGCAATTGCATCTTTACTGACAGATGGGAAGCCAGCTTTAGTCTTGAAGTCAGCATCTGGGTCTAGATTAAGTCCCTTAACCTTTATCTTGTGTTTCTTGTTGACATATCTTCCTAAATCACCATTATGCTTTTTAATTGAGGCTTCTGTTTTATAGGCTATCCACGTCTTCTCTACCTTCTCTATTTCTAGCTCTTCTAGGAATAGAAACTCCATTAGCTGCTTAGCGGAGTCGAAGTTTATGTCAGGGGAGAACTCTTTAAGAGTTTTTAGTAAGTCCTCTATATCGTTCTCTAACCTATGCCTTATTTTATGCAGCTCTACCTTGTCCACCTTCATCCCAGTATTGCCCATATCAGCATATATCTGGACGCTAGGTTGGACTAGTTTATCATAGACTAGCTTATAATACTCACCAACGAAATCTATATTTAGCTTATTTAATACTCTATGAGTGTAAGAAGAGTCATAAGCGTTCCCTAAAAGAAGGAAATTAAGATCGGCATTCTTCCAATCAAAGGTATCAGGATTTCTAATTACTGTTAGAATTGTTCCTCTCCTTATAAATCAACACCATAATTTCAGATTTCATCTATCTCTTCCGGGAAATATCTACGCACTAAACTTACTAGTTTTCTAGGGTAGTTCTCGTTTGATAAAAATGACATAAGCATAGTATCTCCTACATTATCTGTATGAATACCTGCTCGTTTTAAAAACTTCCAATCGAAGTCTGCATTATGGAACACCTTTCTTATACTTGGATCTTCCAAAACAGGCTTGATGATTTGAATAACCTTGGATGGATCTTCGGTCGCATCCTTATGATAGACGGGCGTAACCGCAGTCCCATAAATTGTTGAAAAAGATATAGTTGTTATTTTATGGTTTATAAAATCCAAACCTTCTGTCTCAATATCCACAGACATCTCTTTAGGTTTATCTTTCGTTATCTTGTGGAGAGTTTCCTTAAGGCTTTCAGCAGTTTTACAGACGGTATAATCAAGCTGTTCTGCTTTTTTATTTCCTTTTAAAAATACTCTAATAGCAATAAATATATCATTTATTACAATAAAAGGATCGAACTTTTTCTTCTCTAAACAGTATGTAGGGACTACAGGTATACCTACAAAAGTGCCTGCGTATGAGCCTCTTTTAGTGGCCAGATTAGTAGGACCAAGTAGCATTTTAACTGCTAACTCACCTAAGGTTATTATTAACTTTGGCTTAAGTATACTAATGTCCTTAGTGATGTATTTCCTACATATTTTAATATCATCTTTCTCTAAATCTAGAGAAGGACATTTAGAAGCTGATACTAACGTATATTTTACTCCTAAGTCTTTACACAAACTGTCTATAATATTTAGAGACTCTTCTGAATTTTCATAAATACCTGGATAGTAAATATCAGGTGTATACGAGTCAGATACAAATACTACGTCTGTTTTAGTTAAATCCTTTTGGTAGTCTATTTGACAGGTAAAAGGAAGTCCTTTAAACAGTAACGAACAGTTTTCACAGCCGCTTGATTTAGTAGAGTTTATAATATCTTTTATTAAAGAGTCCATATGTCCAACCACTATTTAAACAATGATGAATTTGAAGACCTAATTGATAAGTATAGAGAAGATCCTGATAAGTATGGTGATGATTTAGCTAACATGTTAGACACATTAATCGTTGTTATATACAAAACCTGGAAATTCACTATAGACTTAGATGACGCTAAACAAGACTGTTTTATAGCGGTTTTTAATACAATTAAGAAGGGTAATTTTAAGAAGTCTAAAAGTAGTGCATTTAACTACTTTACAAGTGTAATATCGAATGAGTTGAAAACTCGATATAAGAAAAACAAGAGATATTACGAGAAAATAGACGAGTATAGGATACATTTATACCCAGACTCGTCTAAAGACTTACCCTAAGATAATATTAGGTTTAACGGTAATTGACTCTAAAATAGCCGCTGGTGTGGACTCTCTCAGTATTCTGAGAGCTTCTGATTGTGTCTCAGCAACTATAGTTATAGTATTCTCAATACCATTAACTATGTAAGTAATCTCGAACTTTTTCACTTTGAGGATGTTACTCTCTTAGAAGACTTAGCTTGCTCTTCTAGCTTCTTCTCAAGTTCTTTGATTCTTGCTTCGTGATCTTGGAGCGCCTTGTGCATTCCTTCTAGTATCTGTTGCGTGCTTGCCATTTATAATTTCTCCGTATTTAAGATAAGAAGATATTTGTGATACCCCAGTGTGGAGTCCAACACATCTTCCGTGACTATACTCAATAATAGCTGGTAACTGGTTTATTTTTACTTTTCTTTGTGAAAAGAAGGGTGTAATTTCTGGAATATCTGTTATATTGACAGACATATAAAAACCTTCGTAGGTCATTAACTTCTCTACTAAATCGTTAGAGATAGAATCCTTGTTTTCCAAGGCCCAAGGAGAAGAAATAATGACAAAGCCTGTTTTCTTATTCTTGAAGAAGTTCTCTTTGAATATCTTGAAGAAATTAGAAATATTAGACTTTTTAGATAACCTTTGGTCCCGTCTCATCATCGTCTACCTTGATTTCTTCACCAAGTTCTTCTTCTGCATTAAGAATCTGTTGATTTATAGTGTCCATACCAACCATAAAAATCATTGATGCAAACTCATCATCTGACATATTTCCAGGTTTTGCTACATCACAAAACTGTGTAAAAGCCTCTGAAAACTTCTTATTCAGCTTTATATAAAGTTTACTTCGTCTGCCAGAGTCATTAATTTTAGTTGTTAAATCGTCAGCAGAAATTGTTTCTGGTGTATTTTCTGTGGTTTGTTCTTGCATTATTCTATAATAAATTGGGGTTACGACGTGCTCGTTACTCTACATAATAGGTAAGGTCGTATGACAATGAGAAAAAATTCTTTAAATTATGATGCTCTAGAGAAAGAAATTAAGAAACCAAGAAAGAATTCAAGAAGGAAAGGAGCCAACTTTGAACGGAAGCTGGCTAAACAGTTCGAGGATAGATTTGACCAGCCATTTATGAGGACTCCTGGAAGTGGTGCTTTCGCCACTACACACAGAGGTAAGGGTATATTATCTGAACTAAGGGGAGATTTAATTGTTCCACAAGGATTTAAGTTCCTTATAGAAGCCAAATCTGGGTATGTCTCACATTTATACATGGATAAGTTATTTGATCCTAGGTCAAAACTGTATGAATTTATACGTCAAGCTAAGAGAGATGCTGAGAAGGCTCACAAAGAGTGGATGATTATTTGGAAAGGTGATAGGAAGAAGCCTCTTGTATTCATACAAAAAGATAGATTTCCTAGTGCTCCGAAGGTGATTGTAAATACTAATTGTTATATGTATAAGTTAGAAAATCTTATAAACATGCCTGACTGTTTCTGGTTTAAATAAACCCTGGTAGTAAGTATGGATTGAGCTCTGTGCTTATAGAATACTTTTGTAGTAACTCTGGTAGAATGTGCATGTCAATAAAAGCGTCTCTAGTTACTTCAAATACTATACTTGCCTTGCCATCTATAAAAAGGACTGCTCCTGTGTCCGTAGCTTTTAAATTGTATTTAGACTTTTGTATATCTACAGCTAAAGACCTTTTATCTAGAATCATTACAGGACTTGTTTGGTATGGGTGTAGATTACTATGTATAATAAGGTTTTTAATATTTTCTTCTGTTCCTAGATAAGAGTCTATATATTCTTTAATTACATCTACTACATACGGTTCTCTATATTCAGAGTCAGTATTTAGTAGAATACTTCTTTTTATAAAGTTCACTAACTGTTTTGTATTTGATATTTTTGATATATTATAGGTCTTGTCGGGTGACAGTTGTGAAAATTTCTCTAAAAGTTTATCTACTAGGTCCTTTACAGCGTCTTCATTGTCTATAAACAGCAAGTTTTCTACTGCTTTCATCTTTGAATTTACTACAGGAATACTTGCCAATCTTATATAAGGTTTTCCTCCTAGAGTGAAGTAATAATCTACATTTACATTACTTACACCTACTGTATTCTCAATATACTTCACTCCTTGAGCACAAGCCAAAGATAAATTGTGCATCATCTTCCACAGATTGTCCGAAATAGTAGAAATTGAATAGATTTCTTTTGTAATAAGGTAGGGATTGTCCTGTAATAGGGTAAGGTGGTCGAACAACCTGTCCATCCATTCTCGGACCTGTGATTCATACTGACCTAATATCTTATACCCAGATTCACCATATTTAAAAGACTTTACAGTAGAGTAAATAGCAGCAAGAGAATTGATTAAATCTCTTGAATTAGTGATATTATAAATGAATGTATCTTCACTTATCTCTTGGGTAGCAAACAAGAAAGCATTATTTATGAAGGATCTAAAGAGAATATTTAGATCACTAGTAAAGTCTTCTCCTGATGGTGAAAAGTATAACCCTTCATTACCAGACAATGGGACAAATGATGGTATTATTTCTTTATACTTTGGGAATCGTGTTATAAAGTCTGATTTTAACTCTATAAATCTTTTCCTATCTTCTCCTTGGAAGAAAATCCTTACTCTACTTCCTTCTAGAGGTTGGAAAATAAACTCAGAGGTATACTTCTCAAAGTTCTTCTCTAAGGTCATTTCAGTGAAGATATATTCTCTATACGCAACTAGACTATTAGCTATGGAGTTTATCTCTGTCTCAGAATATTCTTCTGTAAATGGAGAACCTACAAAAAGTGGTCCTTGAGCTAAATCTGCTAGGATATTTCCGAAGAAATCTAAGTGCTTATTGTTTTTAAAGTTTTCCCACTCTACGGGGAAATTCTTAGAGAAGTAGTTAACAGCAAATATAGCTGCGGAAGAAGGATCTAAGGTAGGATCTAATCCTGATTGAACTGCACTTAGTCTATAGAACAGTGCATGATTTGTTCTTTCGTCTCCAAGCTCTCCGTCCCACTTTTTAGTGGTCTTTTCGAGCTTAGCAAAGATATCTTGAGCCTCAGCAGGATTAGTTTCAGTCTCGTTATTTCCATTTTCATCCTCTAAAGGTATCTGTTCCCCCTCTGGCCCTATAAAATACTTAGACTCATTTTCTCTGTCTGATACGTTTTTTGAGTTATCGAATTGGACTACATCCCCAGGACTAGCTTGATCTTTAGCTGCTCCTTGGTTTTGCTGTATTGTTTTTACTGGGTTGTTGGAGGCTTTCTTTGCTTGTTTTTGTAAGTCATCCCGACGATCTTCTACAATGAATCTATAGTTGCGCTTTCGCAGCTTATCATATGTCTGCAAAAGATCGTTGACGATGTTGCTTTCCATTTATAGTCACTGTTAGATCAAAGTATTAATATATTATAGCCCGCTTTCCTGAGTGGCGAAGTCAGTTGAGAGAACCATTTCAATCATATGGAAAGAGTTTGTCTCGTAATTGAATTCACCAGCTTTCCAGGAAACAGGGAATGCACCATATAGGTGAATGTGCTTCATTGGGACACCTGCATTATCTAGCTGGTAGATCTTTATGTGTCTTTTAAATTCTCCTTGTCCTCTTAAGAAGGTAGGTGTCATAACCCCTGTGACAGGATCATAAGCTGTGCTTACCCAATCAAAAAGTTGTTCTGCTACTTGTCCGACGACTAAGTTATCAAACACTATAGTAACTTGGTTGAATGTAGGCTGTCCAGGGTAGATGAACGGATCATTAACCCTTCGAGCTGTAATAGGTTCCAGTGTAAAGCCTACTGGAGATACAGACTTAGCTGCTAGAGTAAGTTTTGTCTTATCTCCAGGAACGCCTGTATCTATCTCTACTTCAAACTGGTAAGCTCTAATACTCTCTAACGAGTGGCTTAGTGTTGGGAGCTTTCCTGCTTCTAACTTACGGTTAGTCTCTGTTGAGAAATAATTGAGTGCCATATCTATATCTTCTTAATTTTGCTTCCACCCTTTCTTAGTGGAATATTACTGTCCACCAAAATCAGTGGATTGGTTTGTGAGGTTTAGCTCAAAGTTAATAATTTCTGCTGCTTTTGTAGGCTTAAGGAGTATCTTAGCCCACAGCTCATTCCTATCAATTCTCAGAGGAGTATTAACAGTTTCGTCTACGATTACACGGAAATCTGTGATTCCACGTCTACGCTGGATATCCCTTAGAATACTCTCAGCCTTGTTCTTTACTGATAGCCAAAGAATAGGATCGTTTGGCTCGAAGACATCAGACCTAGATGATACAAGTAATAGTTGGCGTAGAAGAATCATCATAAGCCTTACATTTACTCTATCTAGAGCGGATGCTGTCCTTTGGGCTGTTCTTTGTCCCCAAATTACGATACCATCCTGGACAAACTTCTGTATTGGGTTTACAATGTTTCCTGCTCCATATAGAGCATTCCTGTCCCCTACATTTAAGGTAACTTCTACCTCTGTGGGCTTAGTTAAACGTCCTCTGGTTAATCCAGCAGGAGCAAACCAAACCTCTGCTGTCCCGGCAGTAAACGCCATCTGAGACACTGCAAATACGGCTGGGTCAATCCAGACGGATGCTTTAGAGAAAGTATCATATACCCTTAAGTGTGGCCAGTAAACAGCAGCCCAGCTACTGTTTAGGGAGGCTGTTCTACCATTCCCATTTCCGTTAGTCCAGTCAATAGCCTGTTGTGCGGAATCTAGTCCAAGAGGAGGAGCTACCACAGCTAGGAATTTTTGAGTAGACTCAGCTAGAGATACTAGAGCATTTTGAATATTTTGGTCAAAATAGCCAGGGATTATTCCAAGAGAGATATTCAAGGAATCGTCATCTATGGCATAAATACCAGTCTTATTTGCTGGGCTTCCGATTATATCAGAAACTACAGAAACCACTGTCCCTGTTTGATCTCCATTAACCCCTCCAGACATATTAGATGTAGTCTCAATAGGCTTTAAGAATCGTCCACCAGTAGCTCCAGTAGTCCCACCACTTTCGATGGAAATACCTGCTGTAGCGTCTGACCAGTCAGATGTTGCTATTGTATATGCTGTTACACCACTAAGAACATTAGCTGTTATAACTGACGATCCACTAACAGTGAACTTATCATAACTAGATCCAATAGCTTTTGTAATAAACGAGGAGCTGGATGGTGTCATAGACATACTGAAAATCTCTGTTGGAGATCCGTCAGTGTTGACAGTTAAGTTAAACCCGTCTCCGGCAAGCATATCTGTTTCAATGCTATTTCCATAGATTCTTGTAGTTCCAGCAACCTCTACAGATGAGTAGTTATATCCTGCTCCAGGCCATATAGATTGTGTAGCATACACAAGATCATCACTAGTAGACCCTTTAACAGTTATTGATGATGTAGTAGTAGCAAAAGTTCCATTACCTGTGTCTGCGTGATAATCAGCCCCATCAACAAACCCTGTAACGAAGTTACCACTTACAGTTATGGCTGCCCCACTTCCAGCATAAGAACCTACTATATATCCAGCAGTGTTTGATATTGAAACAAATTTAGCTGCTCCACCACCACCTACTTGCTTATTAAAATCAGATGCAAAATCTAATGCCCATGTTCCTGTAGGATCTGTATTTGATATTACCTTTATGATAGAAGGTGTCTTAGATACCCCTGTTGAACCACTAACAGCTACGGTTAGTGTAATATCATCACCAGCACTTCCCGATAGATAAACTGCTGGGCACATACCTATTGCTACCGATCCAGAAGCATTAACAGCACTATCAGAAGCTACTCTGATATAGTAGATATTATTAGTATTCTCTAGAATCTCTAAAGCACCTAGAATACCTTGACCACCTGCTGTAGAGTCTGGACGACCGAATACCTGGATTAATTGTTCTTGGCTTGTAATAAGTGTTGCACTCTCACTATTTGCTACACTTGCGATAGGCCCTTTTGATGCAAAACCTACGATTCCAGGTATAGAACCTGTTACATTAGGTGCATAGAATGAGAAATCCTTCTCAAAAGTTTGAACACCTGGACTAGTTAGTTTGTTTGCCATAAATACCTCTTTACTTAACGATGCTTAGCATACGTTTTTTTATAAGATTATATGAAATCTCTGGAATATCCTTTTCTAAAACATCTATAGATGACCCCGGAGAAAGCCAATAAGACTTAAATCCTCTCCCATCTTTGATAAAAACCTCTAGTCCTTGGAAGCTAGTGTTGACCAATTTAACTGTTTTAATAGCCTCAAACCTGTTTTTAACGGGTTTTGCTGGTTTTACTGGCTTTCTAGGCTTTGGCATCATGTATATTTCCTTCTAGTATATATATCAAATTTAACCCATTTTAGGTATTAAATTTTAACTATCCACTAAACATGTATCAATATTAAACTCTTCAATCTCCCCTGTATTGGTTATCCTAAAGGTAGGAGAGTGTAGGTATGTCTCACATGTTAAATCAAATACCATACGCAGTATTCTTTGATCTCCGTCGTCAACAATATCTGTCTGGTCATTTTGAACCTCATTTAAAAAGACCTTAGAGTTATCAGCAAATTTTGTTTTAATTTGTAGGTCTGGAATAAACATCATTTCTAGTTGTTCAATAATCTGGTATAAATCATCCTGATATTTAGACCAAATACTCAAGTTAATATTTACACTTATTTGCTTAGGTGCGAATTTAACTGTCCGTATTGCTCTTTGTAATTTATCGTCCCAAACAGTGTCCGGAATAAGAATTTCTCTAAACCTTTTTCTGTCTGTGATCTGGTCTAATTCATCAACTTTAATTGATGTTATAGGAAGTTCAATATTTTTGTCTTTTTGACGTAAATAGGCGAATACTCTTTCTTGATTACCTGGAATACATTTCACTAATTGTTCTGTTTTGTCTAGTCTTATTATACACAGTTCATTAAATTCTAAGTATAATGCTTTTAGAGTTTCTCTTATTGTTTCGTCTTTACTTTTACTAGCGTATCTAGATAGCTGTCTAGCCCAATTTCTCATTTGAGCTGGATCATATTCTTTATGGTCTGGGAACTCACTAACAATAGTTTCAATGACTTTAACTTTCGGGTCTGCTACTGGGATAAATTCCCCTAACTTAGAAAGTTCTGTTGCTAGTATTGAATATCCATTAAATGTCATAGACCCTATAGTATCTATATTAGCGTCACTATGGTAAAGATATGCCTCTCCTTGAAGATTTAATACCCCTTCAAGAGTCTTGTTAACACTACCACTAGTGTGTAAGTCTCCAGTCCCAGATAAAGAAAGGATACCTTCAGCATTTAGAGCTGCTTCCGCAGAGTATAACCCCTCTCCAGCTATATTTAATTCAGCTATTGTTGGTGCTGTGGAGTCACCACTAAGAGAAGTATCTCCTTCTCCTGATACATCTAATGAAGCTCCAGACTCTAGATTACCTGTAAATGCTGTAGACCCTTCACCGCTAATGCTAGTGGAAGCCTCAAGAATTTTTTCACCTATTAAGGATATAGACCCCT